TTTAGAGCCTTTCAAACCCGCATAAATCAAGGCTTTTTTCGTGGGTGTCAAAGGGTGTGCGATACATTTATCCTTTTCCTCCGGAAACGGCGTTCTAAATGCGTACAAACCGCCAAAATCAACCCGAACACAGGGAGGTGATACTATCGCTGATTATATCACGGCAGACACGAAGCTGCCCGCCTATCTGCCCTATCCCCGTTTCCTGTTCAAAATGGAGATTTCCCAGACCGCCAAGCTGCTCTATGCGCTGCTGTTAGACCGCTCCACCCTCTCCCAGAAGAACAAGTGGCAGGACGACGAGGGCAGGATTTATATTATCTATCCCATCGCGGAGATAGCCGAAATACTGGATAAAGGCAGCACCACCATAAAGGGGGCGCTTAACGAACTGGACATGGCGGGGCTTTTGGAACGGGAACGGGGCGGCTTCTCCGCACCGAACCGGCTATATGTGAAAGTGCCGCGTGTGCCACAGGTACAGTTTTCCGACCAACTGATGGCCGGAAATCCGACCCTCACAGAGCCGGAAAACCGACCTACTGATGGTCAGAAAACCGACCTTATGATGGTCGGAAAACCGTCCCCTAACCAAACTACTATAAACAACCTTACAGAGAACCAAACAATGGGAGCGAGTGGGGAGCCGCCCGCAGCTTTTGGCAGATACCAGAATATTTTTCTGTCACAGACCGAATACGACGAGTTGCAGGCAGAGTACCCCGACAGGCTGGAACGGTTCATCGAGGAATTGAGCCAGTATATCGCCGCCACCGGGAAAGATTACCGCAACTATGCCGCCGCTGTCCGTATGTGGGCAGACCGGGACAGAAAGGGAGCCGCAAAACAGGGCGTCCCCGATTACTCATTCAAGGAGGGAGAGAGCCTATGAACACCACATTTTCAGAAATGATTGACAGATTGACCGCCACCACCCCGGAGCAGGAGGACTACACCGGCGAGGACGGTTTACTGTACTGCGGCAAGTGCCATAAGCCGAAAGAAGCCTATTTTGCGCCGGACAAGGCCGCTATCTTTGGCCGTGACCGCCACCCGGCAGAGTGCGACTGCCAGAGAGCCGCCCGCGAGGAACGGGAAGCCGCCGAGAAACGGCAAAAGCACCTTGACACCGTAGAGGACTTGAAACGCCGGGGCTTTACCGACCCCGCCATGCGGGACTGGACTTTTGAGAACGACAACGGCCAGAACCCGCAGGCAATCCGGGCGCGCAACTATGTGAAGAACTGGGAACGGGCTTACGCCGGGAATGTGGGCTGCCTGTTCTGGGGGAGCGTCGGCACCGGCAAGAGTTACCTTGCGGGCTGTATCGCAAACGCCCTCATGGAGAAAGAAATCCCCGTCTATATGACGAATTTTGCCCTTATCCTCAATGACCTTGCCGCCAGCTTTGAGGGCAGGAATGAATATATTTCCCGTCTTTGCCGCTATCCGCTGCTAATCCTTGACGACTTCGGTATGGAGCGCGGGACAGAATACGGGCTGGAACAGGTTTTCCATGTGATTGACAGCCGTTACCGCAGCCGCAAGCCGCTGATCGTCACGACCAACCTCACGCTTTCAGAGTTGCAGCACCCAAAAGACACCGCCCATTCCCGGATTTATGACCGGGTGCTGGAAATGTGTCCCCCGGTGTGCTGTACCGGCGGCAATTTCCGCAAAAAGGCCGCACAGGACAAGCTGGGGCTTTTGAAAGAACTGATGAACGAGTGAAAGGAGTATTGCCTATGGCAGATAACAAGCAGCCCGACACCCGCACCGCCCGCCGCCCCGACTGTGTGACGGAAATCCGCATGGGCAATTCCGTCCTTGTCGTGTCCGGCTATTTCAAGAAAGACACTACCACCACCGCCGCCGACAAAATGGCGCGGGTACTGGAAGCGGAAGCCGCTGCTACACAAAAACCGGCGATTTGACAAGCTGTAAAGAAGCAGATTTGACACTTTTGCCGCTATACAACCAGCCCTGTTCCGTGGTACAATGAAACCACGGAATAGTGGGGCTGGCTGTCGGAAACGGAGGATTTTATGTTAAGACAAGCCACCCAAAACCTCATTACCGCCCTTTATCCGAGATTGTCCCATGAGGACGAATTGCAAGGCGAGAGTAATTCCATATCGAACCAAAAACGGATACTCGAAACCTTTGCAAAACAGAATGGCTTTACCAACCTGCGCTGGTACACCGACGACGGCTATTCCGGCGCGAACTTTCAAAGGCCCGGTTTTCAAGCCATGCTTGCAGACATTGAAGCCGGGAAAGTGGGTACGGTCATCGTCAAGGACATGAGCCGGTTAGGGCGTAACTACTTGCAGGTGGGATTTTACACGGAAATGCTGTTCCCTCAAAAGGGAGTGCGTTTTATCGCTGTCAACGACAATGTGGACAGCGCAAACGGCGGCATGGACAACGATTTTACCCCTCTGCGAAATCTGTTCAACGAATGGCTGGTGAGAGATACGAGCAAGAAAATCAAGGCAGTAAAACGAGCAAAAGGCATGAGCGGCAAGCCCGTTACCAGCAAGCCGGTGTATGGCTACCTCATGGACGAGGACGAGAACTATATCGTTGACGAGGAAACCGCGCCGGTAGTCAAGCAGATATACCAGCTTTGCCTTGCCGGGAACGGCCCGACCAAGATTGCCCGTATGCTTACGGAGCAGCAAATCCCCACGCCGGGGACGCTGGAATATCAGCGGACTGGCAGCACACGCCGCTATCACCCCGGCTATGAGTGCAAATGGGCGACAAATACCGTTGTCCACCTGTTGGAAAACCGGGAGTACACCGGCTGTCTGGTAAACTTCAAGACGGAGAAGCCCTCTTACAAGACCAAGCACAGCGTAGAGAACCCCATCGAGAAGCAGGCCATTTTCCCGAACCACCATGAGCCGATTATCGACACGGAAACATGGGAGCGCGTGCAGGAGTTACGCAAGCAGCGCAAACGCCCGAACCGCTATGATGAAGTGGGGCTGTTCTCCGGTATGCTGTTCTGCGCCGACTGCGGCCATGTGATGTACCAGCAGCGGTATCAGAACAAGAACCGCAAGCAGGACTGTTACATCTGCGGCAGCTACAAGAAGCGCACCCGCGACTGTACGGCGCACTTTATCCGCACCGACCTGTTGACCGCCGGTGTCCTCTCCAATCTCCGGCAAGTGACCGAGTATGCCGCCAAGCATGAGAGCCGCTTTGTGAAGCTGCTTATCCAGCAGAACGAGATCGGCGGCAAGAGAAAGACCGCCGCAGCCACGAAGCAGCTTGAACAGGCACAGGAGCGCATTTCTGAAGTGAGCCGCATAATCAAGCGGCTGTATGAGGACAATGTGAACGGCAAAATCAGCGACGAGCGTTTCATGGAACTGTCGGCAGACTATGAGCAGGAACAGCGGGAACTGAAAGACCGCGCCGCCGCTTTGCAGGAGGAACTTTCCAAGTCGCAGGCCGCCACCGTCAATGCGGAAAAGTTTATGGGTATCGTCCGAAAGCACCTTGCCTTTGAGGAATTGACCCCCACCCTCTTGCGGGAGATGATTGAGAAAATCGTCGTGCATGAGTGCAGCTATGACGAGAACGGCACCCGCAGGCAGGACATTGAGATTTATTACAGCTTTGTCGGCAAGATTGACTTGCCCGAAGCCTAACGCCCGACCTATCCGACACAACGCGCGAGTGCCGGATAGGAACGGCAAAATTTTTTACACTTCTATTACTTCTTTATCGCACATCAGTAAATATTCAGGGTATATTATGATCCGCCCCTATCTCCAGGAATTCACCCGCCATGGAGGAAAGCTCCGCGTCCTTACGACAACCTATATGGGTGCGACCGATCCCAAGGCCGTAGCCGAGCTGGCGGCTCTTCCCAATACGGAGGTCCGGATTTCCTACAATGTCAAGGAAACGCGTCTTCATGCCAAGGCCTATATTTTTTACCGCAGCAGCGGCTTTTCCTCGGCTTATGTCGGATCATCAAATCTCTCCCATGCAGCCATCGCCGATGGACTTGAATGGAATATGAAGATCACCCAGCAGGATATGCCCCTTGTCATGGAAAAAATCCATACGACCTTTGATACATACTGGCATAGTGATGAATTTCAGGACTTTAGCGAAAAAGACCGTCCGCATCTTGAAGACGCCATTGATGCTGAACGGGGACGGGGCAAAAAGGAAGGTTCCGCCCTTTCCTATGCTTTCCGAATCCGTCCCTACCCGTATCAGGAACAGATCCTTGATGCCCTGCAGGCTGAGCGGCAAATCCATCACCGCACGCGCAATCTCGTTGTTGCCGCTACGGGTACAGGAAAAACCGCCATTGCAGCTTTTGATTACGCTCGCTTTGCCAAAAATAGAAACAAGGAAACCCGTCTTCTTTTTGTGGCCCACCGGGAGGAAATCCTCACCCAATCCCTTTCCGCCTTTCGTCAAGTCCTCCAAGATCCAGGCTTTGGGGAACTTTCCGTAGGAAACTTCAAGGCCAAACGGGCGGACCATCTTTTTATCTCCATTCAAACCTTTCAGCACCAGCGTCTGTGGGAAAAACTTGATTCCCATTACTATGACATGATCATTGTTGACGAATTCCATCATGCAGCAGCACCGAGTTACCAGAAACTGCTCTCCTATTTCAAGCCAAGGATCCTTCTGGGCCTTACGGCAACGCCAGAACGCATGGATGGGAAAGACATCCTCTCTTATTTTGATGGTCATATGGCAGCGGAAATCCGTCTTTCTGAAGCGATTGAAAGACGTCTCTTGGTTCCTTTCCATTATTTTGGCGTAGAGGACCCCATCGACTTGAGTCACTTTGCTTGGTCAAAGGGGCAGTATGAAACAGATGAGCTTATCCATCTTTATGCTAGGGATCATACGGCAGAGATCAGGGCCAACGCCATCTTAAGGGCTCTCACTCGCTATACCAGTGATCTGCGGGATGTAAAAGGCATCGGTTTTTGCGTTGGAATCCAGCATGCCGAATTCATGGCCCGTTTCTTCACCAAGGCGGGGATTCCTTCCCTTGCCCTATCGGGGGATACACCTGATGAAGTGCGCCGGAAAGCAGCAGCTGACCTAGCTTCCGGCAGGCTGACCTTCCTTTTTGTTGTCGACATCTTTAATGAAGGCGTCGATATCCCCGCCGTCAATACGGTACTTTTCCTGCGTCCCACGAACAGTCTCACCATTTTTTTACAGCAGCTGGGACGCGGCCTGCGCCTTTTTGAAGGCAAGGACTGCCTTACGGTCCTTGATTTTGTCGCTCAGGCAAACCGAAAATACGACTTTGCTTCCCGTCTTTTTGCCCTCATGGGGACAAGGAACCTCTCCATTCGCCGTGAAGTTCAGCTAGGCTTTCCCCACGCACCCAAGGGCTGCTGCATTCAGCTGGAAAAAGTTGCCCAGCAAAGAATCCTTGAAAATATCAACAGCCAGCTAAAAGGCCTTTCCTACTATATGGAAACCATTCGTGAACTTTACGAGATAACAGGGAGCGTACCGACACTTGCGGAATTTTTCAAAGCTTCCGGCATCGATCCCCACCTTTTTTATAATGGGAAGCGAACCTACACAAGGCTGCTCATGAAGGCCGGCCTCATAGAAGAACGGGAAGAAAGCCTTGAGGAAAAAGTCCTCATGAGAGCTTATCCGACGCTCCTTTCCCTGGATTCCCCGCACTGGATTTCCTATCTCAAGGAAAACCTGAAAGCTCCTCAACGGCCAACAACGATTCTTGATAGGGAATATGCGGCCATGCTGTACCACACTCTTCTTTCAAAGGATCTGGAAGCCCTTGGGATTATTTCCCCAGAAGCGCTCATCTTGAGCCTTAGCCACTGGCATCCCTTTATCAAGGAACTGGAGGCCTTTTTGACGATGCAGGAAAACGCCCTGTCCTTCCTGCCCCAGTCCCCCGGGGTCCTTTATCCCTGTGCCCTTGAAGTCTATTGTCACTACACAAGAAACCAAATCTTTGCCGCGCTTGGGTACGATCATCCCAGTTCCATCCGCGAGGGCGTCAAGTTCATGACCCCAGAAAAGAGTTTTGCTGTCACCCATCCAACGGATGTCTTTCTTGTAACCCTGAATAAATCAGACCGCGACTTTTCGGAGACAACACGTTATGAAGACTATTCCATCGATCGGATGACCTTTCACTGGCAAAGCCAAAGTACGACGACACCCCATTCAAAGACGGGGCAGCGTTATGAAAGGCTGTGCAGGGAAAAGGAAAAAGCGGGTTATATTCTTCTTTTTGTTCGTGAAAATAAAAAAGATGCCTACGGCGGCACCCAAAGCTATACGTTTCTTGGCCGTGTAAGCATCGAGCGTCTTCAAGGCTCACAGCCCATGACCGCGATCTTGAAACTTGCCCTGCCCCTATCTGCCGGCCTCCTCACGGAAACCGACGCAAGCGGCGTCCTGTAAAGTCCTGTAAATGAAAGATCCCAACAAACGCGTCACATAGACCATTCGTTGGGATCTTTTGTGTTATGCTATACCAAATCGTCAAAGTCAAAAGCGGCGGCTTTCGTGTAGTTCGTTACTTTCGCTTCAAAAAAGTCCGTTTTCGTTCCATTGAGATTGGAGAAGCTTTCAATCCATTCCATGGGATTCTGACTGATTTCCGGGTAAAGGGGCGCAAGTCCAATGGCTTCAAGGCGGATATTGGCCAAATACTTGATGTACTTTTCGATCAGGCCATTATTGAGCCCCAGAATCTTATCATCCGTAATATACTGGCCCCATTTGATTTCATTTTCCGCACCCTGACGGATCATGTCGGCAATATGAGCATCCTGCTCCTTTGTAAAAAGATCGGGCCGTTCATGACGCAGTTCGCGGAGGATATTCTGGAAGAGAATGAGGTGCGTCACTTCGTCACGGTTGATATATTTGAAGATGGTGCTCGTTGCGGTCATTTTCCCCCTGGCGGGCCAAGGTGTAAAAGAAACTAAAACCTGAGTAGAAATAAATGCCTTCAAGGATATAGTTTGCCACAATGGTATGAAGGAAATTGCCTTCGTTCGGATCATCGCTGAAGCGCTGATACGCATCGGCAATAAACCGATTCCGTTCCAATAGCGTCGAATCCGTGCGCCATTCATCATAAATCTTATCCCGTGTAATGGGATTTGTCACCGTATCAAGGATATAGGAATAACTCTGCGCGTGAATTTCCTCTTGAAAAGCCTGGATATTTAAGAGGGACGCCACTTCCGGTGCCGTGATATAACGACTTATGTTTGGCAGGTTTTCGCTCTGGACGCTGTCAAGAAAGTTCAGGAAAGAAATAATCTTATCGAAGGCACGGCGCTCGCTGTCCGTAAGGTACGGGAACTGCTTGATATCTTCGTTCAAGGAAATTTCTTCGGGGATCCAGAAGTTATTGAGCATGGTCCGGTAAAGTGTATTGGCCCAATCATATTTGATTCGGTTCCATTCGCGCAGGTTTGTCGTATTACCGCCAATCATGGCCTGGGTCCCGCGCTGCCCATGTTCATTAAAAATAAGTTTCTTTTTCATCTTGCGCTCCTTCTCACACAGTCAGGATGAACAGCTCGTGCATTCATCCATTTCAAGGGACTGGTTCCGCACATAGTAAATGGTCTTGATGCCCTGTTTATAGGCTTCAATATAGAGGTTCAGTATTTCCGAGGCCTTCATGCGGGGCGTGATATAAAGATTAAAGGATTGGGCCTGATCGATGTGGCGCTGACGGGCTGCATTGGCACGAATGGACCACTGCTGGTCAATGGTATGAGCTTCCTTATAGAGCCAGAATGTCTTTGGGTTAAGGTCCGGTGCCGTTTTCGGGGTAAAGGATCCTTGTTTTTCCTCTATGAAGAATTTCTTGAAAATAGGATCGATGCCAGCCGTTGTATTGGCAATGTTGCTCGTTGAACCGGTTGGCGCCACAGCAAGGAGATACCCATTGCGCATACCGTACTTGTGGACGTCGGCAGCAAGACGCTGCCATTTTTCACTGGTATAGCCGCGCCGGGTAAAGTATTTGCCCGTATCCCATTCAGATCCCTTGAAGGCAGGATAAGCCCCCTTTTCTTTGGAAAGTTCCATGGACGCTTTGATGGCATAGTAGGCAATCTTTTCAAAAAGGGCATCAGCCGCGGCTATGTGTTCTTTTGATTCCCAGCGCAGGCCGTGCTTTACAAGATAATGGTGGTAGCCGCTCGTGCCAAGGCCGATGGCCCGGTATTTGTCACAAGTCAGCCGGGACTCCGGTACCGGCGTCTGGTTGATGGTAATGACATTATCGAGCATGCGCACCTGAAGGGCAATCTGTTCTTCCAGGAAATCTTCATCAATCTTGCCAAGGTTGATGGAATTCAAGTTGCAGGTGACCATATCGCCTGGCGCTGTCACTGTCGTAATGGTCCCATCGTCCTCAAGGATTTCTTTTTTGAGGTTCGTAAAGCCCACATTCTGTGCGATTTCATGACACAGGTTCGAAGCATAGATCATCCCCGCGTGCTTATTGGGATTGGCTTCATTGACCGTATCCCGGAAAAAGATGAAAGGGGTTCCCGTTTCAACGGCACTTTTCATGATTTTTTTCATCATCTCAAGGGCGGGGACGCTGATGCCATGGAGACGGGAATCCTTTTCACAAGCAAGGTAATGCTCCGTAAAGGCTTTATCTTCCTCCGTATCGTAGAAGTCTTCCAGAGCAAAGCCCATGACCGTATTCACTTCATGCGGATCAAAGAGGGTAAAATTTTCGCGTTTGATGAGGCGCTCCATGAAGAGGTTCGGAACGGAAATAGAGGGAAAGATATCATGGGCCTTGCGCCGATCATCGCCGTTATTGGTCCTCAGTTCAACAAATTCATAAAAATCCTTGTGCCAAATATCAAGGGTCACCGTCGCGCCGCCCTTGCGCCTACCGAGCTGGTCAACGGCAACAGCCGTATCGTTATAGAGCCGGACCCAGGGAATGACCCCTCCGGAAGAGTTCTTGAATCCCCGGATATCACTGTTGAGGGCCCGAACCTTCCCCAGATAGATGCCTAGGGCCCCTCCATGCTTGGAAACACGGGAGAACTTGCTGTTCACATCATAAATGGACCAAAGGTTGTCATCGACACCTGCCACAAAACAGCTGGACAGCTGATGAAATGGCGTGCCAGCATTAGCAAGGGTCGGCGTTGCCGTTGTCATCTTGAGCTCGCTCATAAGGTCATAGAACTTCTTGGCGTAGGCCACCTTGTTTTTCCCTTCAACGAGAGCAAGATGCATGGCAATGGCCATAAAGCGTTCCTGCGGCAGTTCATAGACTTCCTTGTTAAATCCCCGTACAAGATAACGGTCTGCCAGGAGTTTGAGTCCTTCATAGTTAAAAAGGTAGTCCCGTTTCGGTTTGATATAATCCCCCAATTCCTGGAGCTCATCTTCCGTATAGTCTGTCACAAAAAAATCAGCATATTTCTTCTTGTCAACCAGCATATGGATGAGATTGGAGAAATTCCCATAACCAAAGGCCTTATAACGGCGCTGGATGGCAGCCTCTTTATAGAGGTCAAAGAGGAACAGGCGGGCAGCCACAAACTGCCAATCCGGATTCATCTCCTGAAGGGGTACCCCGCCCCCTTCATGACGGGAGGGAATGACTTTTTCAATGGCCGTGCGGATCAAGGTCTGCTGGATCTGTTTCGTGGTCATACCATCGACAAACTGAAGCTTGGAATCCATTTCAAGCTCCATGGGATCGCATGAATCAAGTCCCAGACAGGCAAAAGCAATCATACGCTTGGTCTTTTCGACGGAAAGGGGTTCAAAATGCCCGTCCCGTTTGCGGATCATGATGTCCATAAGTGGCTTCCTTTCTTGTTCCTAAAAGTAAGAAAGACCACAAGATATAGTGGTCTTTGATTGTTTCTTTGGGTTCCTCATACATTATACGGGCTCATAGTCCATAAATCAAGTAAGAATTATTTTATGATTATTATTATAAAAATAGGAAACAGGACATTATTGTTG